AGCGTCCTGTGTGAGCGAGGCGCTAAAAGGCTAACGGATTGGACACCAGCCGTTTCCGGAGTGCGATCGATTCCTCAAACCTGGTTAGCGGTGTTGGGTCTGGGTTGGGGGGCGATCGTCCTCATCTTTTTTGCAGCACAACTGCTGCATCCCCTAGATCCATTTGGGGATGAATGCTATACTTAGAAACGCAATGGCGAGCGTAGCCAAGTGGTTAAGGCAGAGGATTGTGGTTCCTCCACGCGCGGGTTCGACTCCCGTCGTTCGCCCTGGTTTCAGGGATTAAACAAAACTCCTTACCTAAAGGCTTCCCTAGCCTGTTCTTGGTCCCTTAAGAGCAGATGTTCGGTGACAGATTTATGTCGCTGAAGCTAAGGGTCAATGCTGCAACCCCTTCAAAAACTCGATCGCCTGCTTTAACTTCTCTTCGGGCAGGTTCTCAGTCAAGGTTTTGATTTCAGATTTTTCTAGGCTTTTCAGCCAGTGGTCTCTGCTGTTGTCTTCCTCAATCAGCAGCGGCAGTCCTCGCTCGATCGCTTGGCTATAAACGTCGGCGATCGCGATCTCCTTTTTTGCGGCAAGCTTTCTAGCTGCGTCATCGTCAGTCGCGCTAACCCTGGCTTCAATCTTGATTTTTGACGGTTTGCCTGCCACCTCGATCGCCTCTTCTGCCATATACCCCTCCATATTATCGGTGCCATCAGCGCTATTTTAGCTGAGAAGCTTGAAAGACACCCTCATATTGCATGCGATATTCCATGCGATATGTGTTATTCTGCATTCAAGCGTGAATCGTTCACGCCTGTACCATGTACCACCGTGAATCGTTCATGCTTGAAGTGAGTGTTGAATCTGTTGCTCAGACTGGCTTGTTCCGTCCGCAACTAATTCGGTTGTTGTCTCGGCTGCGGTATCCCCAGATTGACAAGTTTGATCAAATCTTCAATCCGGCACCTCAGATCGACCCAACAACCCTTTGGCTGTGGTGCGATTTGGTGGGAGTTCGTACGGGATTGGACTGGTTCAGCGAACAGGAGTGTGTGCAGCTCGGCGCGATCGCTCTGTGGTTGATGACTGGGCGCAAGAAACGTGATTTCCTCGCGCTGTCTGAATCAGAGCTGTATCAGCTACACAGCATTACCGCCCAAAAAATTCACCAACTAGACCGGAGGATCTGTGACTACGATTAAAGAGTTGCATCGAGACCGTCGCATCGTCAGCCAGAATCGCGGCAGAGCGATCGCGGCTGAATTCAACTACTCGGAGCCGTTTACCACGGCGCAGATGGCGGACATCGCGGCAGTGGACGCTCTTATGACTCAAGAGGGGCTGCGCGGTGCCAAAGAAGGGGTTGCCCGTTTTCGACGGGGCGGGCAGTCTGCCTCAAATCCCGTTCAGGACTTTACCCAACAGGTGGAGGAACAGGGAGCTGCTGCCACGACCGCTGCCCAGCAGTCCGTTGCCCAATCCCTAGACCTCGTGGCTCAGAATGAGGCGGCAGGAATCTTAACGACGAAAAACCTAATGGTGGCGCACTACCTGACGGCTGGGACCGTTCCCGATCCAGGGCTGCAACATCAGATCGATCAGTCGAGCCGACTGGTTGAGAACGTCCTTCTGTCCACGGTGCCCGCGTTCAACGTGGGAAACTTGATTCAGCAAGCGTCCATCGTGGCACTACCGTCGTCTGCTCGCACGGCGCTGCCCGAAGCTACGCCCAGCAGCTAACCCATTTTGTGGAGTCCTACCACCGTCTTATGCTGAAGCGAATCGTCACCCTTGCCGCCGTCTCAATTTCCACCGCCGTAGTGGTGGGAGGAGCCGCTTACGTCGCGACCTTGGCGTCGATGGCGGGCATTCTGGCAACCCTGGAAGACCAGGTAAACGACGATCGCATGACGGCGATCGCGTCGGTGGTAGGCGTCCAAACCGGAGTCGTCACAGGGGTTATCGCAGGCGCAGCGGCAGGAGTTGCTGCCGCGAGTGGACGCCGCAGACCGCAGGTTCATGCGCCGCTTGACGCAAACCAGGTGCTGTTGAAACTGCTGAGTGAGCAGAGGATGCCGGAGGGTATGACCAGCAGCCAGGTCCTCAGCACCATCGAAGCAATTGCGCTGGCTCAGGCATCGTCTCGCCTGCCCCAATCCGCACCCGTCGCACAGCCCTCCGAGGCGACTACAGACCAGAGAACTAAGGTCAACGCCTGATTCTTCGCTCAATTTAGGTTTCTATTCAGCCCGATTAGTCGGGCTGGTAGACTCTGCTGTTCTTCCGATACCACGGTCAAAATCATGTCGGACAACGGACGATCGACCGAAAACTTGGAAATCGACGGACTGCCTGCTCCGACGCCCGTTCCGTCGCCTGTCCCCGCTCCAGAGGTGCCGATCACTCTGATTGAGCCAGAGGCGGACGCGGTAGAGCCTCGACAGGTCTCTAGAGTGCGGGTGCTGATTGGGCTGGGCGCGATCGGGCTGCTGATGTTGGGAATGACATTTTGTGCTCGTCCATCCAAGGACAAGCCCGCGACGATTCCCCAGCCGCCGCTTGCAAGTCAGGCGCTCCAAGCACCCGTTCCCACTCCCACGCCGTCGGCGACCGCAACGCCAACGCCCACACCGTCCCCGACTCCAGCGCAGGATCAACTGGTCCGCGACCGGAACGACAAACTGCTGGAGGCGATCGGCGAATCCCTCACGATGATTCAGCAGACTGGCGGGGCGCGCCGGTCCTACATCATGTCGAATCGGGCGACTCAACCTGACCGCCTGAAAGAGCTGAACCGACAAGCCGACCTAATGCTGGATCAGGTTGGTAAGCAGCGGAAATTGTCTGGGAAGCCCGGAGACATCGACACCGCCCGCACGACATCCGGTGACGCCCAGGCGATTCTGCTGGTGCTGTTGAGAACCTGGATCGAAGACGGCTCGATCACGCCTGAACAGTTAGAGGAGTGGCGGACGAAAAACGACGCGATCGCCGCGCTGATTGATGAGGTGGTCGATCGGCAGGAGCCGAACGAACTCTCCAGCGCCACCCTCAACAAGAAAATGGCGGAGCTGTCTCGACTGGCGGGTGCCGTCTACTCGCAGTCCGATGAAGAACAACAACGCCTCGAAGCCGAGCGGCGCAAAGCTCGGATGCAGGCAGTAAAGAAGGTTCGCAAGCCTCGGACCAACAAGCGCGCCGTCCAGACGTTGCCATGAAACTCAAACCCTTGACCCCACGACACCTCGCCCTCACCGCTGCCAGCGCTCTGCTGGTAGCAATGGTGCTGTGCTTTAAGGCGTCAACGGTGCGGCAAGAGGTAGCGGGCGTGCGAATGACCGAGGCGGGCACGTTCCAAATGGAGCGGTGGCACATTCCCCGCTCGGATCGTCTCTGGTACGTAATGGGGGCACTGCTTTGTCTGGGCACGGTCGGCACGCTGCCGTTCGTGCGGCTGCCGTCGGGCGAACTGTTGGTAGAGGTGGACACGCTCGCCGATGACATGCTCGACACGATCGAAGTGCTGACCGGCTATGCCAACGCCGCGATCGCACACACCGCACAGGCAGGTTCAACCCTGGCGCTGGCGGCAGGTAAAAAGACGGCGAAGGTTCTGTACCTGCACGCCACACCGCCTGCCCTCAAGGATGTGATCGATGAAGCAATTAGCGACCAGACCTGGCTGACCACTTTTCTGAAAGCACCGCACAACTGGATCATCGGTAAGACTGGCGGCGGCAAAACGATTCTGGCGGGCAAAATTCTGTCGTACACGATTCAGGTGGCGCAAGAGAGTCAGCGCCCGTTTGAGCTGACGATCTGCGATAAGAACTACGGCAAGCCGAATCCCGAAACCGGAGAAATCAACGACTGGTTCGGCATTCCCAGCGAATACGTCCTCAGCGACCTGAGCAAAATTGAGCAGTTTATCCGGGAGCAGAAGGAAGAACTTGACGACGAAATCGCCGCTTGGGAGCGCTACGCCCGCGATCGGCAGACGAACCCCAACGCCAGCAAGCCTGAGTTCAAACGCCGGATCATCCTGATTGAGGAGAACGACGGTACGCAGAAGGAGCTGCAACAAGCATTTGAGCGCCGTCGTCAGGCGCAAAAGAACTCCCGCACGAAGCCAGCCGAAAAGGATGAATTTTCGTTCATCGAGAACCTGTGCTTCCTGCTGAAAGAGGGACGCGGCTACGGCTGGAAGGTGATTCTGATCGGTCAGTCAGCGGCGGTCACGGAGTCGGGCGTCAATGAGGCGCTGAGGACTCAACTGTCGATCGTCATGGTCGGGGACAACTGCGAAATTATCCGCGAGGTGCAGAAGTTCGGCGCGGGCGAACCGGCTGCTCTGGTTGTCAAGGCTGCCGAAATCCGCAAGAAGGGTAAGCGGCGCGCGATCGTGCAGCTAGAGGGCGGCGAACCCGTCGTCCGCGTGGTGCCCGACATGAGCGAGGTGGCGCGGTTCCGCATCCGTCGCCGAGATCCCAACTACGACTGGTGGCAGTCCGTCTGGACAGAGGAGAACAAAGCGTGGCTGTGGCAGGAAGCGCAGGCAGTCGCGGCTGGCGAAGCTAAGTCGCTGCTGTCGAGCAACCGCAAATTAGAACTCAAAGAAAAATTTGGCATTATCCCAGACGGCAACGACCCCCGCTACACCCGCTATTTCAAGGACGCCTGGGAAAAGTTGTTACTGCAAGCAAAGGAGGGTAGCGATCGCAAAGCAGGCTAGTCAGTTCACTGAAAACAACAGGAGGTAGAGATGTCGGACAATCCAGTAGGACAAGCAGCTGGAGGGCTAATCGGTTTGGTGGTGACGGCAGGGATTGTCGTCTATGTCGTGATTCCCGGCATGGTCGGAATCGGCACGCAGAGATCGCCACAGAACGGCAGCCTGGAGCAACCAGGCGACGTAGCTCAGTGGTTCTTTGCCAATGTCGGGCGACTGTCGAGTGACTTTGCCGTCACGTTCCAGCGTGACAAAATTCAGGGTCCCGTCGCCGGAACCGCTGGACAGGGAACTGGGCGGCAACTGCTGCCTCAGTCCTACACCGCGCCTGCCGCTCCCGCGCCGTTCACCCAGGTGACGACGACCGGGGAAATGGTTGGAGGAACCCCCGTGACCACGCCGCAGCCGGTTCCGCTCCAGGTTGCACCCGGACAGTTCCTCAGCTACGAGCAGCTCCAGCAGCAAGGATCGCAGCCGTGAGACTGACGACGCTCCTAGCCCTGTGTGGTGTCGTTGGGCTGCTCTGGCTGTTCGAGATCCATAAGCGGATTTCGTGGCAAGAACTCGCACGCTTTCAGGGCTGGAGCGATCTCCAGCGCAACGCGCAGACCGTGACCGGATACGTCAACGATCGGGTGAAGTCGATCGAGCCGTCGAGGACGGCTCCACCCGATCCGAATCAGAAATTGATGGAAGACCCCAACTGCTACGACGCCCGCACCCAGCAGCGGAATCCGTCATGCAGTTGGCAGACACCGCCCGCACCTCAGTCGCCTGCGGGTAAGCCAGACGCAGACGCTCCCACCTACGCGAATCCCAACATTCCGTATCCCCAAGCGCCCCAGCCTCAGATCGACCCTCGCCGCGATCCTGACTGGATGATGAAACAGTGCCAGCCCGGAACCGTTAATCCTGGTTCGCGACTGAAGCGGGATGAGTACGATCGGCACCTGACGCAGACGTATCTGGGGCAGTCGTCGCCACTCCTGAACAACACGTGGGACCGCTACTGTGTGGGTCCTGAGGGCGACTGGATCTATATCCCCGAATGGCTCGACGGAGCGCCAGAGGGTGAGGAATTTGGCTACCGGCTGCACGTGTTTCCAGACGGCAGCCCCGACCTAATCGAGAAGCCGATCGGCGGTCGATACCTGTAATCCACCTAACGAGAACAACATGACGACCGGAAATATTGAATCGGTCTACGGTCCTGTGGAAGCTGACACCCCCTATACAGAGGAGGAAGTCGCTGAAATCATGGGCAGCCAAGACGACAACGACGACGTAACAGAGGACTAACCGATGACCTGCTTAACCGATCTACATCACGAGTTAATTCCGAACGTGTTGACAGAATTGGAGCCAGCGCTTCGAGTCGTCCGAGGCGAGGCGGCGATGTCCCATCGGGACATGAACCTCAATATTGCAGTTGCCAGAGGACGGCTGGCTGAGATTCTGAATATGGCGTCTGACTCGCCGACAGAGTTTGACGAACGCATCATCCAGCGGACTAGATACGCCTACAAAATGCTGCGATCGTGGGAACTTGCCTCCCAGGGAGAAATCGGACTGCCGTTCAGCGATTTAGAGGAATTGATCGACCTGGCGATACAGCTGTTGCAGGTGATGTAATGAAGCCACTCTATTCCGTTTGGGAGGTCGCCTCTCGCTGGGACCCAGACATCCAGGGTTATCGAGAGCGGCAGGTTTTGTCCGGGCTGACCCATGAAGAAGCTCGCTACATTGCAGACTTCCGATCGATGGGCAGCGACTGCTACAGCTATTTCGTCCGCCTCGATCTGCCTCGTGTTCGGTGGGTCCTCGTGGTGCCGCCAGAGGAGCGCAACTCGTACCCTGGCTACTGCCACGGATCGACGGGACGGAATTATGAGTTCTCGCCCCACCGAGATGGCACCGTCTCAGTCTGGTTTGACAGCGGCTCCCTGTTTCCTGTTCCGTCTGCTTGGATCTGCCCTGTTTCTCCGCCATGACGACAACGTTTGACCCCAACGTCAACCGCCACCGCGATCGCGGTGGGCGTTTCACCAATCCTCGACGGCGGCGCGGCTCCCCCGGCAATCCTCCGCCACAGCCACCACAGCTATCGAACAAAGATCTGGCGACGTTGCAGCGACTGTTGCGCGACTACACTCAGGGCTATCTGCGCGAGAAAATTATCCTGCGGGCTGCCCATAATATCGCGAAGCATCACAGCAAGCGGGGCAAGGATCACCTGCTGGAGTGGACGGTCTTCTTCTTGTTTTTGGCAGCGCTGTTCGTTGCCTATGCCACTCCGTTCAATGCGCCCGCGACAACTGCCGCGACGATCGCGCCCGCGACGGCTTCAGCCTCATCGGTAGAGCCTGCCGTTGCCGACGAGTCCCCGTCGCCCGAAAGTCAGCGGCAGCTCGCCAGCAAAATCGTCTCCTACCTGACGGCAAAAGGTTGGAGGTTTAGCCAACAGGCGGGAGAGGTGACGATCGTCTATCTGGAGGGCAAAAACGCCGACGGTAGCGACAACGACAACGCGCCCGACCAGTTCAACGATCGCCGCGTCGTCCTGACGTTTAAGGACGGGCAGCCGACGATCGGCGGCAACTGGGTAGCCACGATCAGCCCTGGTGACTATTACATCAAGAACAAGATGAACCCCAAGGGCACGGCATTCGTGCGCCCTGGCGAGTACCGGGAGGGCTGGACGATCGGCACCCATCAGGGAGCGTCTTCCGCGCCGCAGGAGGCGCTGGTGCAGGCGGCTCCGATCACCGTCTATCGCGACAACATCAGCGCCGACACCGGCGATTTCGGCATCAATCAACACGGCGGTTGGGATGCGCCACTCAACCAGGTGGGCAATACCAGTGCGGGCTGCCTGGTCGGTCGCACGGTCGAGGGGCATCAGGAGTTTATGCAGATGGTTAAGAGTGATCGCCGCGCTCAAAATTCCGCGTTTCGATTCGACACGCTCATTATCCCGAAGGGAGGTTTCTAGATGCTGTTCAAGGTCGCTCACGGTTTACTCATCCGTCGCAAACTCACTGACGATGAGCAGGCATGGCTGTATTTCTTCTTCGTGTTCGGCAGCCTGTGGATGACGATCGTGATGCTGCTGGCGGGATTCGTCGCTGCCGACTCGAAGATTAAGGACCGCTGCGCCGTCGCTGCGTTGATCTTCGGATGCACCGTCCCAACCTCGCTGTTTACTGCCTTTGCATTGACCACCGACAGAGACATCGACAGAGACGATGACGATGACGATGACGATCGCGATTAAGCTGGCGTGGAAGCTGATTTCCCGCAAGCGGTCCAGTCGTCGATCTGCGGCAGGGCGCGACACCCTAGCGTACTGGGCAGGGCGCGGCACGATCGACGACTGGACTTATGAACTGGTCATCATTCTGCTGTTGTTGGTCATCGCGGCTCGGTTCATCGCGCCGGTCGGTACAGTGGTGCAGCAGGCGGTGCAGCAGATTCAGTCGGCAGCCGCACCGCAACCCAACGGCAGCACGCAGATCGTGGCGCTGCGACAGGCGATCGTCGGGCAGGAGTCCAACGGCGACCCATCACTCCAGAATGCCAGTGGATCGGGCGCAATGGGACTAGGGCAGGTGATGCCGGAGAACCTGCCATCCTGGAGCCGCGAGGCGCTGGGGCGAGAAATCACGCAGCAGGAATTTCTCAGCAGTCCGGATCTACAGCTGAAAATCATCGACCACAAAATCGATCAGTATTGGCAGTCCGCCATCAAAGCCGCCAATGGCAATCAGGATGAGGCAGTGCTGCGGGTGGCGGCACAGTGGTACAGCGGCGACCCGGAGAAATACACCAGCACGACGCCGCAGTCGTGGGCAGGCGATTCCTATCCCTCGATCGCCGAGTATTCCCAGCAGGTCTTGCAGCGCTACAAGGCAATTCCGCAGGCGGCAGTCAGCCCAGCCAAGCCTTCAGCTTCGATCGGCTCCAGCGCTCCCATCTCCAGCGTCGTCAAAATTTACAGTGGCGGTGAGATTGGCTCCGGCGTCGTGGTCACGCCGAACCGCATTGCGACCGCTGCCCATGTGCTGAAAGATTTAGGGCAAATCAATATTCAAGCGGGCGACCAGTCGTTCACAGGGCGAGTCATTGCCACGGACCGCTCCACAGACTTGGCGATCGTGGAGGTTCAGAGAACCCTTGCCCCCGCTCGCCTAACCAAGGTGCAACCCACCGTAGGCGAACAGGTGACGGCGATCGGTAATCCCCGCAATCAGGGGATTCAAGCGACGACAGGCAAACTGACGAGTGCCAGCATCATGAGTGGCGTTACGCACTCAGCCCCAATCTTCCCCGGCAGTTCCGGCGGCGGGCTATTCAACGATCGAGGCGAACTTATCGGCATCAACATCCGGGCAGACTATGCCGATCCTGATAAAGCAACGGGTTTCATTTCGGGACGGGCAATTCCTACGCCTGTCATCACGGCACGACTGGAGGCACTATGAGCGACGGTAAAACTCACGACTTCATCACGATCTCCACCAGTCCCGTTATCGGCTGTCTGGCGGCGCAGATGTCAGCAACGGTTGCGGTAACAACGACGATCGGGTATTTGGTGGGCGGGTTGCTCCTGTCGCCCGACCTGGATGTCAAATCACGCCCCTGGCGGCGATGGGGCTGGCTGCGGTTTATCTGGCTGCCGTATCAGAAACTGGTGCCTCATCGCAGTTGGATCTCCCACACGCCGATCGTCGGTACGCTGATTCAGTTGTCGTATTTAGGCGCGATCGTGCTACTGGCCGCCACGTTGTTGGGAATTGATGTTTGGACGATCGTTCGAGTGGTCGTCGATCGCCAGCAGGATGTAGGGGAAGGCAATCCGTGGAGCGTGAACTGTTTTGCGTTAATCACTGGGCTTTGCTTGGGATCTTGGGCGCATCTCGTTGCTGATACGCTGAGCAGCCTAGGTAAACACAAAAAGAAGAAGCGCCGACCGTGACCGGAAAGCTCGGGAGTGCGAGGGGTGACCTCCGCTTGAATCGAAGTGGTTTTGGAGTCGATGATAAGGAACTGCTAGACCTACCTGATCGGGCATTCAATAATTCAGATACGCCTTGAAGCTCCAGTTATAGGCAAGTGAAGGACAAGAACGAAATCTTTGGAATGCCCTAAATTTGTTGTAGTTTCTTTAATCTGACAAATTTTTCTCAACCTTAGAAGAGCAAAAGGTACCCGGAAGGGTACCGCAAAGCCAGGGGCGTCCTCAATAAAATAAACCCAAGAACGAAGGAGAACAAAGGAGATTTTTCAATGAAGGTCTTTAAAACCTCAGGTTCAACTGACACAACTGACGAGGTTGCAGAAATCCAGTTAGTCTTTAAAGAAAATGTCGATTACGTTGCCTTAGCTGGATTTCTCAATGATCATCACATCACGTATCAATTTCACTTCAGAAATGTGAGTGGCAATGTGTGGGAGGCAGTATTACGACGCACGGGTGAGCAAACGCGATGGATCCCATCCATTGAGGTTCTTGGCTTCCAGGAGTGAAGCTATCTAAGTATGTGAACACAATTGAATAAAATCATCAAACCCAGAGCCGCCCAATGCGCGGGCAGCTCTGGGTTTGAATTTGGGTTTTAATTGAGGGAAGCTACTCACAAGCATCTCAATCATACAAAGCATAAGTTGAGGTCAGTCCGTGAACTGCTCAGATTTTGCACCTCAGCAATAGGCACAGTAAGTGCTTGGTGCCACCCTGGAGATCCGCACAGGCAATGGTAGAAGCGACTGCCCTGTGTGCAATGAACGGGCAGTCAAAATGCTTTGTGGTGTACTGCCGTACAACGAACCTGAACCTGATGACTACTCACCGCTTCGACCGGGGTTGCCCTTGGTGCCTGATTGGTGGGTTGAGGAAACGGAGATTCAGGATGGCTGACCAGGGCCGAGGGATTTGATTCCGCTCCCCTCCTCTTGCTTGTACTCATATTCTCATTTGAATGTCTATGGATGCAGTTCTGACCCGATTCTTCTGATTCAGGTTGGACACTGCCCTAGAATCCATAACTCCAAACGCAATGGAATCGCTCAAGGAAGCCATCTTGAAGCAGCGGGTAGCGAATCCGAGTGGCTTTTTCAGTGCGGCTGTGGCGAAGGCTTGGCAACCGAACGAAACCTATAAAGTTAAGAGTGAGCGCGATCTGTTTAATGACTGGTATGGCTTGGCACAGCAGGTGGAAATTGTGCGAACCGCCATGATGATTGAGGGCGTTCAGTACGTCATGACCCAGGAAGAGAAATGGGTTTCGTTTAGCGAGATGCTGACGCAAGTTTCCCTCAAAGAATTTTTCAATTAATCGGAACTGAACAACTCTGGTAGAGCATCAAGGACAGCCTTTACTCAACAGCATCGTCTGGAGTTTGATTTGCTTCTTCACGAAAAGCTTCCTGCTCAAGTTGTTGCAGTGTTCTCGTTTCACTAATCAGTTTTATTACTAAATCACCCATTGTTATCCCAAGTTTGACGCTCAGGGTCTTCAGGCGAGACCTGAGCGATTTTGGCATATCAACCTGAAGCTTAATGATTGGGTCGGGTTGCTTTGACATCTAAATTGAGCAATTCTTGCTGCTAACCAAAGACCAGAAATAATGATATTGCAAATATCACTTTTATTGCTTATAATATTACTAATATTACTAATATTAGTAATATTAGTAATATTAGTAATATTGGTGGAAAACACCTTTCAGTATAAGGTTTTATCAGCACTGCGTCGGAGTTCAACGATTCCTAGCGATGAGGTGACTGCATGGTGACTGCACATAGCAAGCCGCTCTCTCACTGCCGTTGGTTGACGGCGGTGGACTTGTTTTGTGGATGCGGTGGTGTGACCGCAGGTTTAAAGCAACACAACTTTCGGGTGGTTGCAGCCGTTGACGAAGACCCGAACGCTTGCAATACCTATCGGGTGAATCATCCAACCGTTCACCTGTATCCTTACGACATTAGGACTGTTAATCCTCAAGACATCCGCGACGTTGATCTGCATGGTGAGGATCTTGACTTGTTAGTGGTGTGTGCGCCCTGTCAGCCGTTCAGCAGTCAGAATCGCTCCAATAAGGTAGATGAGCGCTCGGATTTAATTTTTCAAGCGACTCGATTTGCCAAAATTCTCAAACCTGCCGTTATCTTCTTTGAGAATGTGCCGGGACTGGCAACACTCAAATACAGGGGCTTACTCGATACACTTAGAGCAGATTTAGCTAAACTCAACTATCAGTTGAGTGAACCCTTACCAATTGACGCAGCAGATTATGGCGTTCCGCAAAGACGCAAACGATGTATTCTACTGGCAGTTCTCGATGCCCCTGTTCCTCCTATCCCAGTGCCAACAACCCCGCAAGGGCAGCGAGTGACAGTTAAGCAAGCTATTGGACATCTGCTTTCTCTCAAATCAGGAGAAGGAGATCCGGATGACCCCTTACATCAAGCCAGCACACATCTACCCCTCGTGCTAGAGCGGTTGCACTTCATTCCGAAGAATGGAGGCAGTCGCTATTCCTTGCCTCCACATCTGGTGTTAGATTGTCACCGAAATCATAAAGGACATGGCGATGTATATGGGAGAATGCAATGGGGCGATGTAGCCCCAACCCTGACAACCGGATGTACGAATGTTACACGCGGACGCTTCGCTCATCCTCAAGACGATAGAGCCATTACGCTACGAGAGGCAGCACTGCTACAAACGTTCTCCCCATACTACGAATTTGTCGGTAATCGCGACCAAATTACGGCACAGATAGGTAATGCCGTTCCAGTCAAACTGATGAGTGCTTTCGCTCCAACCTTAAGAAGCACAATCAAGCAAGCAAGACAACCTGTGGCTTCATCTGTTAATCCAGCTTCATCTGTTTCCTAAGATGTTGAATCAACTCTCGCAGCCTGTCTTGAACCTCCTCACCTAAAACATCACGAGCATAGGTAACAACCTCGTGTGCCGAGCGAGTGACATCTGGAACTAGAATCGGCAATCTTGAATCTCGGTTCCCCGTGTCAAATTTGCTTTGACTGTGATAGTCGTCAAACTCCCAATGTTCTGCAATCCATGAAATCAGTCCGATGAACTTCTCTTCCTCCTGACTACGCTGCTGCAAGCCAAACGCAACCTCTAGCCGGGGAAGCAGAAAATGCCGACCCTCACTTGTGTGCTTAATGATCTCCAGCGGTTGAGCAGGCGCAGCGTAGAACATTGAAACACCCACCTGTTCTAAGAGATATAGAAAATACGAGTAATCGGCTGGATCTCGTACACGCTGGTTCCTGCGCTTATGTTCGCTGTATCTTGCAGCAATGAATTTCTTCCAATCCTCCCTGTCGTCTTCATTCACCCAGCGATTCTCTGCCTCAATAAAGGCAGGCCCATTTTTAATGCCAATATCTGAGAATCTGCGAACGGCGCGAAACGTAACAAATACATAGTCCTCATCAGGACTTGCATTGGTCATATTAATTGCTGTTTGAGCTTTAGACCATCCTAGAAACAACAGATGAGCAACTGCTGTATCACCAAAGGGAATACGATACACATCTTCTCTGGAAACAACCAATTCACCACCAGTCTTACGCAAGTCTTGCTGATGAATAAACCAGAAGATTAGCGGCGCGAGAAATGACATTTCAGGATCTTTGACTGCCGCTCCATACACAATATGGCTAGTTGGGCCGGAAAGAGTTTGATGAGCGACTTTCGCAAATAAATCAATCTCCTTTTTAACCAGGCGACCATATAGCCCTGTGTCCTCGTAATCCTCAATGCGATGCACGAGTGGAAAAATACGTCCATCTCGAATGACCAGCGAGGGGTTTGACTCGATTCCCATTGCCGGAATTCCACCGATCGGTCGCCAATCTGCTTCACGATTCACGATGCGGAAATCTTCATAGTATTGCCTGAGATCCATCGCAGCCATGCGCGAATGCTTGAAGCCATCCTCCGGTAGCTGATGACGAAGAGCGGGAGAAAGCAGCAATCCTTCTTCTGATGCTCGACTCTCTGTGTACTCCTTCAATCGATCTGGAAAAACGTCGAAGTCCTGGAATGCGTAGTCTGGATACTCTCGATTTGTCAGTGCCGCTCCAGCCGTAATTACGGCAATGGGTTCTGGTGGAATAAACGACCCCTGAGAATGCTCAAGAAAGATGTCAGCGACCGAAGCATCTGTGCCTGCTGCTGACTTGTGTAGATCCAGAGGCACACGCCTTAATTCAATGACTGTCTTGCCGAAAACGCGCTGCCGAAGCCGTTCTTTGGCAGCTTCAGCATCTAAAGAAGCAGTCTCGCCATATCGACAATCTTTTGCCCGTGATGGCAGAAATAAAATGCCTGGTTCATCACCGCGAGGGGCATCTAAACGCCACATCTGTTGCAAGTGTTTCCTAGCCCACTCTAAGCGGCCATCGAGTTCTGCTGCAATCTCCCCACTGGTGCGCATCTCTCGTTTGGCGACTGCCATAAGCATCTGATTGACTAGCCCGTTGATGTCGTCAACAACCCACTGAGCCATTTCTAGCAACAGGTCAACTGGATCTTGGGCTGATAATAATGGAGCAACTTGAACAATTGCCCAAGCAGCAGCATCTTGATTCAAATGCTCATGCGCAATTTGCTCCATGACTGAGCGAGAGCGGGTGTTCAGTCGGCGCTGTTCGTCATCAACCTCTGCTTCTGCTAAATCAGTCTTCGTCTGAATCTCGGTTCTTGCGCCAACCAGTTGATCTAAAAACGATCCCTGCTTGGGTAATTCGTCCGGATGAAAGTAAGCGAATGGAGGTTTTCCAAGCGCTGATGTAGACCGCCGAATGCGAATGACCCGGCTCTCTTCCGTCATTTTTTTCAACCGCAGTTGCAGTGAACGAAGCGTTAGCTTGCGAGAAGCTTGGAGTCGCACATGAATATCATCTGCCAGTAGACCTTCTGGTTGTCCAATCAGCAGATCAAGGATCACATCTTCTATTAATGGTTCTGTCGCCATTGCTGCACGGCCTCCTTCATCTTAGGGGTAGGCGCACCACTCGGAGTACTGCGGTCACGGACGTTGACGAGGACAGGATGACGTAGGATGTCTTGGGCGGAGGCAATGATTGCTCGTCCTCTTGCCATCTTCGGAATGCGGTCAATCACAGGCTGGGGTAAATCGCCCATCGTCCCTGAGACAACCTTGAGGTCATCTGGGTCGAGCGCAAATACGACGCGAGTGTTGCAGACCGTCAAGGTTTGTTTGTCCATTGATGCTGGGCTTTGAGTAATCAAGACGACACCGACTGCATCATGGCGACCCGTGCGAATTAGCTGCCGCATAACCTGAGTGGTAGGGGTGGACTCTCCACCCCCTGGAAGAAAGAAGTGCGCCTCGTCAAGAACAAAGAGGAATGGCGGCAGTTTTTCCTTCTGCCTCAGCACTTGTAGGACGCGAGCAGCAGCACCGACAACTAGGTTGCGGTTGCCTTGTGCTAAATGCCCCACAAAGATATTGACGATGGGTTTAGTGATGAGATCTTCGACCCATGCTCCCAAAGATTCCACTAGAAGTAGGCTGCGCTCAAAAGCAGCCTTTACCCGCTTAATGGCTCGCCCTCCAACAGGTTCTTGTCCGTTCTCCCCCGCAACAAGACGAATTTCAGCATAGAGTCGTTCAATTGGAATATTGACTGTGCCAGTCTCCTTCAGGCTCTCAATTGCTTCTGTGTAGATCACATCGTAGGCATCTGAGACAAGGTCGATGTGCTGGTCCGTCAAGGTTGGAACAAAATCTAGAAACTCCTTGCGCCCAATAATACTATAGGGAACCTTGAAATCTTGACCAGCCCTCAGATTCGCCCCCTTTAAACTCTCAGTTGCTGGAACCAGATCGCCCAGAATGTCGATGGCGATAATGGGAATTCGGTACCGTGTAATCTCCTCAACCATCACGCCACAGAAGTGACTTTTGCCCACACCTGTCTTGCCAAGAACTGCCATGTGACGGGGTAGCACATCCATTGGCAAACAAAATTGCAGCTTGTGCCCACCTGTTTCAATGTGCCCAATGGACAATCCATCCTCGTTAGGCTTAGGTGTTTTAAGAATGTCAGGAAGAGCGCTAGTAGGTAATTCATAAACCGCCATTCCTGTTTGAGGCAGTACCTCTGGGTCTCGGATATCAACTTGGTCGTCCTTTTGGTCGTCCTTCAGTCGCAACTGACCTAAAATCTCAATATTCATGACACGAGTGACATGAGGTGCAAGTTCTGAGGGACGGGGCGTTCTCGGCACTGCTTGATAAGCTTGGTCTTTCTGAAGTCGAGACGGCTCGGCTCTGGGGTTCTCTTCAAGCCCCTCAACAATCCGTCCGTAGTGCGCCATTGTTGGCTCCTCACTACCAATGAGAACAAAGGTTCCTAAACGTGGTTGCTTACCAGCGTTGACATGAAAGGGAGCAGCATCAAAGCTGGGAGAGCCTGTAAAGGGAGAGGAGGAGGTTGTACCAATACTTGTTGCTGGAGCAACACCCAAGTGAGCAAGCAATGTAGCCTGGGGCTGCGGAGCAGGAGGAGTAGCTATACTTCTCATATCGTTTTCGCGAAATATCTTCGTTTAATAGTATGCGAAATATTTTGCGAACTGGCAAGGGTACGTCATAAAGATTTTGATAAATCTTAAAGTTGAGGCAGAACCCCAAAGATTGCAGCCGCTTGCTTAAAGGATTGGCACATCAATCCTTCTACTCAGTTCGACGATGTAGTCTGTGAATTCTTCTACCGTGAAGAAAATCAACAGAAGCGATGTCCAAAAGTTGGAGATTATTAGGAGAGGTGATTTCGCAAAGTTGCTAATTGAAATAGAAAACGCAACCGATTCGATATTCTCAGAGGGGGTATAGAGAAATTGTGCAATTTAGTGAACCTTTGCTATCAATTGAAGCCTTGTGGCTTAGCCGTCAATCAACTCAGATAGCTCCTGATTTGATTGGATGCACTTTAGTACGCCAGACGTCAAATGCAGAGGTATGGCGTGGGGTGATTGTCGAGACGGAAGCTTACGAGCCTGACGATCCTGCAATGCACGCCTACCAGCGCCGAACGGTTCGTAATCAGGTGATGTTTGCTTCAGCGGGCCATGCCTACGTTTACCGAATCTACGGTTATTACCACTGCCTTAATGTTGTAACCGACCAGGAGGGCATTGCCAGTTCAGTCTTGATTCGTGCTCTTGAACTAGAGCAAATTCCACCTTGGGTTGATCTTCAACAGGAACCCAAGTCCCATCGCGTTGCAGCGGGGCCAGGAAAGCTTTGTCTTGCCCTAAAAATTGACCAGAGCTTGAACAGCACACTGCTTCAGCCAGGGCAACCCTTGTGGCTCGAACACCGCGAACCGCAATTTCAGCAGCAGTTAGAGAGCGGACAACTCACCTTGACCCAAACCACTCGCATCGGTTTAACAAAGGGTGTTGATCTGCCTCGTCGCTGGTACTTGTCGAGCAGCGCGGCTGTTTCCAAAAAAGGCTAGAGACTTCAGTAGAAGCAGAGCATCAGCATGAAGCGATATCTGGATTCAGCACTGTTCCGCACCAAGCGTCCAGCGTCGTTTCCAATGTATAACCGACCTCCTCACAAAACTCTTCAATCGATGCCCACTCCTGAAAGCTTTGAGTGTCCATCACTGATCTGTCGTCACGCAGAACGTAGGCAGTGAAGTCGGTGAGGCTAATTGTGAATAGCGTGTTGGGTAAAATGTGTTTGAGACGAATTGGCTCCCATGTATCGATTTCATCGGCGAGGACGCCGGAAGCAGGCGAGATAAGTGTGTGGGATTGCAGCATCATAGATAAGGTGATGGTTCGAGTGTAGAGACCATTTGGAGAGATCGATTGCAGTGCTTCGATGGGTCGCGCTATATCAACTTTAGAATCATGGCTTGGAGACTTTCATGAGCAGTTTGACAGACGGAGTAGCAGCTTACCAATCCGGTGATTATGCAGAAGAAGCATTGCGGTAGTTGTCACCGTGTGCCGAACAGGGGAATGCTCGGCACACTCTACCAGTTGGGACTGGGCGTTGACCACGACCTAGAGGTAGCAGTGTATTGGTATAGGCTTGCTTCAGATCAAGGCGAGTGCGTGGCCTCGAACAATCTCGCCAGCATTTATGCCACAGAGCCAGAGCGAGCTAAGCGATATTACAACAAAGCGAGATCTCAAGGGTTTGAACACACACCCCAAGCGTAAGTAGATTTCACTCGTCATCGAGCCTGATTATCTTCAGCGTAGGGCAGTGACTCGCAAGCAACCCCATCCCCATCTCTATCCAACCCATGCGGATCTCCAGGGCTGCCATCAAGCACTTGTTGCGCCTGCTGCTGGGTCGAAAAAACAGAGCAGTTGACGTTTCGAGTCCGCCTTCTGGGTGCTGACGCTCCGATTAGGGGTGTCCCTGTCAGGGTGGATCGTCTCGTCCCGTCCGGCCATAGCAATCTGCCACCACGCGCAAGGCGACCGCTACATCTCTGGGCAGCAGTTGAGTAAGTCGCGAGGCGGCAGCTTGTCCTCCAGGCTGGTCAGATTCCAGTGCATCGACACAGGCAAGCCGGACGATAATGGGTTGAGTTGCCCCTGCTGTGCGAACGCGCAAAGTGTCGCCATCACCCGTCGAAACGACCTGTGCGCTTCTGAGGTTTGGCGAACGCTGAGCAATCTGGGTTGGGGCGGTCAGCGGAGTGGAGGGTTGAGCGAGGCAGGCAGAACAACTCGCGACTAGCAGGAGCGAAGTAAGGTAAGCTGAGCCTGGTCTCGGTTTGAGGTACATTTGTTTTCTTCTTTGTAGTCATCTCTACGAAGCAAAGGTACCTTCAGGCAAGCGTTTTAGCTTTGTTCGCTGTAGATAACCTTTCCCTCACGATCGCGCTAGCAATCGCCGCATGAACTCATCTTGTGCGGCAACAAGTTCGGACTGGGCGACTGAATTGTTGGGGTAGTCGAACGCCCGCGCTAAATCCTGTAGGGGAGACTGCCGAATATGCTTCAGCAGCAGCAGGGTTAAGTAAGTGGGTCCTGGTTCCGCATCCTGCGCCATCTCCTCGATCGTCTTGTGCAGGTCTGCTACCGTGTAGCGCTCAGCGAGACTTTGAGCGCGGAAACCGTGAGAGACGCGATCACAGCCAACAACCCCTAACGCCGCGTGCCCTTTCGAGTGAATGCCGTCAAGCGAACTGTCTGCCCATGTCCGCAGCAAGAAAGTTAAATCCTCGACACTGTAGAGGGGGATGAAGGGTGCCATGAGATCGTCCTCAACTGTTTCAATTACAGTCTACAACCGTAATTCGCACTCCTACCCTATACTAAATAGAATCAGGGATGGTCTTGGCGACCACACACGTTCTGAGCCGCTCTTGGGCGGCTTTTTTGCTGCCTATGTCCCCGAAATCAAAAAATCGACGCCTTAATCTCAGAGTCTCCCTGCCGGTATACAACCAGTTGAAAGCTGAGTTGCAGTTTCTCGACTTAGACTCGCGCCTAACTTGGATTGAGGAAACGCATATCCTCACCTGCTCAGACTTCCTAAGATCGACGATCGCCGCTTTTGTCCGTCGCTACCTGGATCAGGGAGTTGTAATCGAAGCAGAACTAGATGCTGAGACAACCTCGGTGCCGTTCTATCTCGATCGCACCTCTGAAGGGCTCTGGAACACGGCAATTCAACAGGGCATTGCTGTCTCTTACAACCAGCTCGCGGATTTTGCGCTGCTGGACTACTTCGATCGACAGGCTAAAATCGCTGCCTCCCTGCGACAGGACGCGCTGCTGTACAAAAATCAAATCCTCTCTGGTAACTTGTCTGAACTGAGGCGCACCCTACTTGAAACATCGATCTGAGACTTACTTTTCCTGGGGTTGGACACCCTACCAAGTCGCTCAACAGGAGCGGCAGTCCTCCCCGCTAATCCTGCCGGATGCTCCAATGTCCGGATCGAGTGATGCCGCGCTCGTCCACTTCGCTAGTTTCGATGCCGTCGGGCAGGAACGTAACTGGCTGTGGCTGTTTCATTCAGAGGCTGAGGCGATGGCTCTAAGATGCCTCCCGCAGTTTGCTCAAGGCAAGGAAATCGACCTGATTGAGACGACTATTCCTCCTGATCAACCTGGACAACCTCAACAGATCTATTTGCAGTGCGTTCCAAGAACGTGGTTGCTCAACCTACCGCTTGCTGAATCTGGAATAAGCGAGGTGTGGTTAGGCTTCGATTACAAGAAGTACGCATGGGATCGACTGCTAGAGGTGTCGTGCGATCGGCTAGCGATCGATGAGTTCCTGACGCTGCTGCGACAGACTGCGTAGCTGCACAGTCGTCGTCGATGACAAGTCGGTGTTTGACGGTTGGCACGTCGATCGACACTAACAGAGTTCCACAGAGCCACTCCAGAAATAGGGCGACATAAACCGGGAACTGATGCTGATACCAGTGGGCAACGCGGGCGCTATACCGACCCGCGAGACGGGCAGCGGTTATCAGGTAAGGGTAGGTGAATTTGCCAACCTTCTGACAAACGATCTGGACTCGATCGGCTACATACTGCCACTCATCCAGGCAGCGATCGAAGTCGCGACCGAAAGCACCGTGAGCAAATTCGTTGATGTAGAGAGTGTGGGCAGCGTTGATGGTTGCAACAAACATGGATGATTCTCCAAAAAACCTCAGACAGCGGGTGAGGTAGTTCCCGTGAGACGTGATGCGTGTCTCTAGGGTTAGAATAGCGCGTATACGCACTATTCTGTCAAGAGATGCCATTAAAAGATTTTGAATTTAAGGGAATTGGACTGGGCACCAAGCACGACACCGCTCCTGTCAGTGTCAAGGTTCCGCCAGAGATCGCGGCGATTCTGCAAGACAAAACGAAGATCCCCGATCGCTCCAGCTTCATTCGAGCAGCGATCATTGAGAAGTTGGTGCGAGATGGTCTGCTTGATGGTGGAACCTTGGTTCCCCAAAACGATACCTCTGAGGCGTAAAAATGGAACACTGGACCCAGCAAGACTGCGAGAAACGGTACGTTGAAGGCGAGGAAATCACGCTAAAGGAACTCGTGGACCTTAGCAAGGTTCCACTGAGCACCTTGAAGAAGTGGTGCGCTAAAGGGAATTGGAAAACTGCCCGCAGCAATTTCCAAAGGCAGTTGACGCAGCAGACTCGCGAGAAGACGATCGAGAAGACCAGCGATCGGCTCAGTGATGAACTGTCCGAACTCACACTAGAACATATCGAGGCGTATCGAATTTGCCGTTTGATTGCGAGTATTAAAGGTAAGCACGCGCTGAAAAAACTTGAGGCGGCGTTCCCTGCCTCAGATGAAGAATCTGATGATCCAATAGCGGCAGAGTTTGCCGAAACGCGGAAGAGTGAGGCACTCAAGGCGATCGACGTGAGTGTCCTGAACTTTCTCAGCCTCGTCATTGATCGCTCTGTTCGAGGGGAACGGCTCGCCGCCGGACTCGACTACGAGAATCTGAACAAGGCAATGGCGACAATCGAGCAAGCTGGAATGCAGGCAGTAGTTAAAGACAATGCGCTTCTCACGAAACTCGTTACTGCTCAAGCACGCCAAGAACGTTAAGGTTCTTTCAGCGATCGCAGAGTCCCAGTTCACCTCGGCAGACAACGGCTATCCTTGGCGTGACGAAGACAGCGATTTGTTCGCTCCAAAGTCACTTGATCGCTTCCTGTTTGAAGAATTGGGAATTCGGCTCTATCCCAAACAAGAAGAGGATCTGAGCGCAATTCTCGGCACCGACCCTAAGCGCGTATTTGACGCAGGGACAGGGCTACCGCAGCAAGGTATTCTCGCCTACGGCAAAGGCTCCGGCAAAGACTTCATTGTCTCGTGCGTTATGCTCTGGGGCTGCCATGTGCTGCTGTGCCTCAAGAATCCTGCCCGCTATCTAGGTCAGGCGGATGGAGAAAACATCGACGTGTTGACGGTTGCCTACTCCCTAACTCAGGCAACCACGGTTCTGTTTTTCAAAATCAAGGCACGCCTGAAAGCCTGTGGCTGGTTTCGATCAGCGATCGCGGAGTTGGTTCCGTCTATTCCGCCAGAGCGCTACCTAAAAGATGGCAATGGATTCGTTGGAACGGACTCGATTCACTTTCCTGGCAACCTGCGGCTGTGGTCAGTCCCTGCAACGGATGCCGCAGAAGGTAAGAACCCGATTCTCTGGGCTGCGGACGAGATCTCCGCGTTTTCGTCTCCGGTACGGATGAACCAAGCGAAGCACATCTATGACATTCTGACTTCTTCCGCTCGCACTCGCTTCGACGATCGTTGGAAAGGTTTTGTCATCAGCTACCCACGCCACAAAGAAGATTTTCTGATGCAGTTGATTCGGAGCGTGCAGCTAGGTCAGGCATCAGATACTTATGCTGTGGTTCGATCGTCCTGGGAGGTCAACCCCTCGATTACTCGCGAGAGCTTGCAGGTAGACTACGATCGCGACCCCGAAGGCGCTGCCTGCCGCTACGAGTGCAAACCGCCTGCTGCGGTTGATGCCTACTTCCGCTCTCCAGAACTGCTGCTGCTGCACGCCTCTGGTGCGCCCATTGACTTGTTGACACAGTATCTAGATTTGCCGGACGACGTGCTCCATGTGATCGCGGAACTGGGGCAATCACCTCTCCTCGAAACCGACGATTGGGGTGATCCAATCCTCGATCGACGCGGCTTCCCGAAGCTCGCCCCCTGGTTCCGTGGGCAGTCCGATCCATCTGGGCAGCCCTACGAATATTGGGTGCATGTGGATTTGGGACTGACAAACGATGCAGCAGGATTTGCGATCGGGCATCTCCATCAGTCGCCGCTTGGTCTGCAACCTGTCATCGATCTGGCGTTTCGCTGGACTGCCAACCACTTCCGTGAGTTTGGGGAGATTCATCGGCAGGCGTGGTTCTTCGACACTGTTGATCAAACCGAGTTGGTAAGTGCGGCAGAAATCGACATCCGCACGGTCCGCGAGTTCCTCTTCTTTCTCCGGCAGGCACGCGGCTTCAATTTGGCGCTGGTCACGTTTGACGGGTTTAACTCTGCTGAAACAATGCAGGAACTTCGCAAGCGTGATGTCCCGGTAGGATCGCACACCGTTGACAAGTCGGATTACGACGAATTTAAGGGACTGGTCTACGATCGCCGCCTCCGCTACTACGCCTACCCAATCTTGATCAGAGAGTCCTACAAACTCCAGATCGTAAATGGCTCCAAAGTTGATGCCCCGCGCACCAAGACCAAGGTAGGGGATAGGGAAGGTAAAACCGACAGCCACAAAGATGTGAGTGACGCAGCAGCAGCGATCGTGGCGCGGATGGCGCGGTTAAAAGATGAGTCCGTCGAGTTCTACCAGATGCCACCTGTCGAGTCTTTGTTTGAGCGATCGATTGGACCAATCCAAATTGAAGCTAGCGCTGAATCAATTAGTGCGGCTCAGAAGTCGATTTTGCAAGCGTTTTTCGATGGTTAGTCAAACAACTTAAGGGAGTTTCTTCATGCAGATTTTTTGGCTGTTTGTAGGTTTCTTGCGGCAGATTTTTAACCGACCTCAAAGCTCAGTAGCGTGTCCGTGGTGCGGCTATATGCACTATCACGAACAGTTAGAGGTTGAGCGGGAAGACTCCGGTAAATACAGCGACGGAGAATCGACTTGCCACTGGGCTTCAGGGGTTGCAACTTGCCCTCGTTGCAGCTACAAATTTCAGTACGATGCTTCAACTTGATGCTAAGTTACTGCAAGTAAATGACTTATAGAACCCATTTAAGATCTATACAGGAGGGCAATCGAATTTGGCTGAACTACGAGCTAAGTTACAAATTTTATAGATTGATCGTCAGGATTTTTTTCTTGCTTTTTTTGTCGCTCAACACGACTGTATTGTAGGGTGATGTATCCGTTCCCAGCGGAATTGGCAGCCTAAAACTGGGGCTTTTATGCTCGAATTCGCCTAAATCAATGCTTTTCGTTATATCGCCATCTGTTGCCAGATAAGCGGTAAGTTCGCCTTTATAATCTTCAATTAAAAAATCTCTAAAGAAAACGACTTCCCCACCCTCAGGATCTATACCGAGGATGACCGTACCGCTGAAAGTTGCGCCTTTTCGTTCTTCATCAACCGTTGCCATTATGATTTCCGAGGGGTCTTGACCAGACATATCTGCCATAAACTTTTTCCTGGGCGAATTCTCAACAATTGAAAATGATTTTACCTAACGCTATGGGCGATCGCAAAACTCTCAGGACGTATTTCTGCATCGGTCTTGCCAATGTATAGCCAAGTTACTTCTGGTTATACGCCTAATTGGAAGATTGAGTAGGGATTTATCCTATAGGCAACTTCGCTTGGGCTAGCACCCATATTCCATCTGGGCATGCCGCAGGCAATTCGAGTTCTTTAGCTGAAAACGAGCTATTCTCGAATTATAATTGTCAATCTTAATTTCGGCTTGTTATGCTGCCTGAAAAGCTTCTAAGACTTGCTTGTGCTGAATTTCCGACTTTTGATTTAGCGATCTCTGCAAATAATGGACGGGGAGAGATTTGCTGGCGACAGCCTGTCCCTGATCGCGTGTTTGTTGGCGATCATAAGCCTCCCTCTTCTGTTCCATTCGTGGAACATCAATTGGTGGTTCGACAATTACCTAGTGGGTTTTGGGCATGGGTACCTAGCCATCCAGAGGACTTGGCGATCGTTGCGGAGCACCGCAAAGAGCAGTTTGAATTCGGCAGAGCGCAATATCTGTACTGTCAAATCGAGGTAGTCCCCGAAGACTATCAGCGAACAAGAATTTGCGCCGATATAAAACGCGAGCTTAAGCAGGAGATCGGGTGTCGATTCCTGGAGTTGATGCAGTCCGACAAAATCTACAAAACTGCAATCAGCTTCAGGGAAGGTCGATCAACCAGCTTTCCTGGAATGTTCTGCGTCCAAATCACTCTGATCTACAGTGAGGCAGATTCGGCAACTGCTTCTGGACTGTCCTTCGCACCTGTGCCAAACTAAAGGTAGATTGCCGTGCGCCTTGGCGAAACTCAACAGTACAAAACTGCCCTCGCCGCGCTGACTCGCCTCAAGCAGCGGGCTGATGCAACCGAAGACTTAAAAGCGATCGCGCTCTATTTGTTTTACTCGCATGATGCGGAGGTCCCAACTCCGCAATTTCCGTTTGTGGGCATTGACGACCCCAGAGACCATGCGATCGTTCAAGCGTTCACCGATCAATGGCAGGCTTTAATCAGAGGTGACGATGAAGACTAGCCTGTTTCCAATAGTTGGAAATTAATGCAGCAATTAAATAGCTGGCAGCTAAACAAGCTGGTTCACAGCCCAGACCCCGATATGTCGCTGCGTCAGGCTCGCCGACTTCTGAAAGCGATCTACGACGAGTCGCAGCCACGACGCAGGCGAACTTTACCCAATAGCTTTGCCACCCTCTCAGGACGTGCCCAACCGCGAGAGGGTTTTTTGTCAGTGGAGTTGCTGCGGGCAATATACATCCGCAGCGAACTGGTGAGGGCTTGTGTCGATACGTTGATCGAGTTCTTCTCTGCCGTCAATTGGACGATTCGCCCGATCGACGAGGATCGAACAGGATGGCTGAAGGAACGCCGCCCTGACGAATACAAGGATCAGCAACAGAGAATCGCATGGCTGAAAACTTTTTTTCGTAGACCTAACACTTACGAGGACCTCGACACGTTCCACCGGCGCTTACTGCGCGACCTGCTGATCTTCGACGCTGCTGGCTACGAAATTATTACAGCAGACTATCCCGATGGCGGACGTTTGCCTATTGAAATCGGCGGTGTGGCAGGAGACACGATCGAGATTGAAACTGACGATCACGGCATCCCTGTCACCTACTGGCAGAGTTACAACGTGCTGCACAATCAGCCTTATCAGCCAGAGGATCTGGCGTACCTGATGCTGAATCCTTGCAGCTGGCAGGCGTACGGCTTGTCACCGATCGAGACTGCCTACATAACGATCGCGACCGACCTTAGTGCAGGAAAATACAACGCAGATGTGTTTGGCAAAAACAACATCCCTCCCGCGCTGCTGGCAGTTTTAGGAGTCAGTCAGGCGGAGTTCACCAAAATAATGTCGCAGTTGCGATCGACATCCGCAGACAACCCGCACAACATTCATGCGGTTCGCGCCAATCGTGCGCCAGACGGTTCTGCCCAGAAAGTGTTTGAAATGATTCCGATGTCGCAGGTTTCTAATCGAGACATGCAATACCGCGAGTTATTGCAGCTGTGCATCAACCGTGTGTGCATGATGTACCGCGTCACGCCTTCCCAAATCGGCTTCACCGAGCAAATTGCTGGAGGGATTGGCAGCGGAATTGCTGAGACGCAGGAGAACCTGAGCCAAAACAAAGGGGTGGCTCCTTTGCTACGAAAGGTGTCGCAGACTCACACTTTCAATGTGATTCAGTCGATCTGTGGTTGGGATGACGTGGAGTTTGCCTTTGTGCAATCCAACACGCCGCAGGAGCAGCTTGACTATCAGCGATCGCTTCAAGAGTTGCAGTCCGGGGTCATCACTCAAAACGAATTCCGGCAGAGGTGGGGCGGCAGAAAGCCTGTGGACTGGGGCGATCAACCGCTCAACGCTCCGCAGGGCTATCAGCCTCCGGGTGCCCAACCTGCTGTGGGCGATCAACCTGCAATGCCTCAACTTCCGCAGGCTATGCAGAAATCTACTAAACGAATCATCTTTAACTATTAGTTGTGGGGTTGGCATGGGAGCAATAGAGCGCGAAGACTCGATCGCGTCAATTGTTGGCGGCAGACAGGATTTAGACGGGGCACTGTGTGTTGACAGCTTAAACCGCGTCTGGAAGATTATTAGACAGCACTCAGGGTGTGAGTTGAAAGGCTCGAATCACCCCGCTATTGTCCCTTACTGGACTTGTTATTTTATTGCGCTACCGGGGCTAAGAGTAATCGGGAGAGATCCTGGCTTGGATTGGCATAAAGAATCACCAACCTTGCTAGAGGAACTTCTGAGACTGTCTGTAACAGCAGGAGATCTGCTCGAGGATCAAAGCTTTGGACTGCTGTGGACAGTCCGTATCAGCGAATTTGGCTTGAGCCTTGAGGGGTATAACGACAATCATTGGATGCCGCAGGCGAGTCTTGGCACCCTGAGTTTTGGAACGTTGACGAGGGTGTCTACAGAAGCTCAGCGAAAGTCCAGAAAATTAGAGCACGTATAGCCTGTGCCCACGATCGAGTTTGAAGGCGATTGGTCGCCTGAGGAAATTCAGATCCACCTGCAACGCCTGCAAAAGTCGTTATCCGTGGGAGAGGGTGTGCCCGAAAATCTGATCCCGCCCCCGATCTCGAAGCTTAATCCTGCACCTCAACCCACTCCCCACTCCTTCATTCCTCCCTCATTTCCGCTAGTAGACGGTGCCTTTGGAAAAGGCGTCTACTTCCCAGTCGCCCTCTCCGACACGGCTCCACAGCTAAGACTGCGGGTAGACATCACTCCTGAGCAGTTGATTAATGAGTCAGACTTTGAATCACTCGACTTCAATCTGACAACCGATTTAGACACGGTGCTGGATGCCAATGGCGTGCAGGGCGTGCTCCAACATGCGGGCGATCGTCCGACAGCCCTGATGATTCGCAATCCCGATAATCTGCTTGTGCTGGGTGTTCTTGCCTCTCATCCGGGACCGTATCAGGTCATCTCAATGCAGCCGGAGCCAGACCACCTGATTCTCGACTTGGCGTCTGTTGGCAACTCGCTCACCAAATCAGTTTCTGTCTCACGTCGCGCGACGCTGTGCAGTCAGTCTCACCTCAACGGCTCTCGACTTGTCCGCAGCTCGGCTCCACCGCTCGATCGCGGTTTAGTTCGGCGCGCTATTGAACGCTGTCGGGCGGATGGCGTGAACCTGGAAGAGATTCAGGTGTGTCTGTCGCCTGGAAAACCTGACTTCTTGACGGGGATGGTACATGCGTTTTGTCTGCCCTCGGATGGCGTGGTCCATTTGTGCCCGCATGATCCACTCAGCGCGATCGCATCGTTGGCGCGCCAGTTATCCGATCGCTTGCGAGTTGCAGTGCGCTCCGGTGCGCTTTCTCCAGATACGGCACTGGAGTTGCTAGCGTTGTGCGCTCAGATGACGCCTGAATGGTGGCTTGAGATGCTGATCAAGCGGTATGCAGGCGCAATTCTAGTCGATCGCAAATTCGGCTTGATGAACGGCGGCAACCCTCCATCTGTCTACATGAATCTGCTGGCGGGGCGAGGGGTGGCGATTTGGGGCAATCGGCGGACGATTGCTGAATGCATGGCAGAGGATTATCGGGTTGCATTTACTCCGGCAGGACTGCCCAATTTCCAATGTTTGGAAATTGACGCGGCGGTACCTGGAATTGCTCGATCGTGCCAACAGCGCCTAGTGGAGCTACTACTTTGAACGATGAATTGATAGCGGAGATCACTAAACTCCGAACAGAAGCCTCTGAACTCCGAACAGAGCTTGCTGAACTCCGAACAGAAATCAGAGCGCTGTACGAACGGCAGGGCGAGTCTGAGACGATCGTGCTGGCTTCTGTCGCTCATAAAAAACAGAACTCTCAACCGTTGTCTCGCACGCAAGCTTTACGCATTGGTTTGTACGCTTTTATCGCGGTGCTACTGGTGTCTAGTTTCTCGCTGCGCGGGAAATTGGGTGACACCGAATACCATCTAAACCCCTCGATCGAGAGTGCCATCCAGCTTCTCGTCGCCCTCTCGACGGGTGGGACGGCGCTCGGTGTTGCATGGTTCTTTGGACGGGATAAAAACGACGGCTAAAAGGTTTCCATGTCTCAAGTCCCATCTACAGCACCGTTCAGTCTGGTGCTGCCACCGCCTACCCCTTGGATCTTTTATGCAACAGGCTGCCTACCCGCAACGAGATCGCTCACCCACACCGTTCGCATCCGACGGACGAAGATTGAGGAAACTACTTTTTTCCCCGTTCTACCGGAGTGCAGAATGGCGCTGCAAGCGATATTTGCAGAGACGCGATATCCAAAGCATCTTGAGATCTGGAAAGCATTCATACCCTGCACAAAAACTTTCCTTAAAGACTTTTGGCGCGAGGATGAGTGGAGCGCTACGAGCAGCGGTAGCGGCTCTACGCATGTGGTAGAGATGTTCTATCGGTTCCATCGCACCCAAAAAGTTGTGTGGCTGTTGAGGGTGCCGATCAGCTTCGCGCTTCCTGGACGCGACTCACAGTCACTCGCGCTGGTTTGCGGGCGGTTTCTGTTCGAGGAACTTAGTAAGCAGCCGAAGATCGAGGCGCTGACCGGGATGAACCCGAAAACGGGGCAACCAACGATCGAGGCTGCATTGTGCTGGCTCCCCATCCTTTGGCTCCCTTATCGAAACCTAGTTCAAAGGGTTTAGTACATGCGCTCTCTGACGACTCAGGAACTTCAGTTCATTGCTGATCTCTATTTGCTGTCGCTACCCGATCGCGAGCGACAGCAGTTTCAGCAGGTAGTGATACTCCCGTTGGGACAGGCGCTGCCCGTAATCAATCAGGTGCTGTCTTGCTAAAGTTTGACCTGCTAGGAAATACGTACTATCTGCGCGGCGATCGTCTTGTCAAGTCAAACGATCCGGTTCGGCGCGTCATGCACTGGCACAAAATGCGAATTGGCGTGTCCCATGACCCAGGCGACCAGCGGCACGGACGAGCCATCACAGCAGGGTACGGGCACATTCGCGGTAGTTACGGAGATGCCGAAGACGGGATGGCGATCGACGTGTACATCGGTCCTGACCTTGCCAGTCGTGAGGTGTTTCGCGTCAAGCAGATCAACCCAGAAACGGGCGAGCTGGACGAGTACAAATACATCATCGGTTGTTGGGTGCAGCAGGAAGCGAAGCGCCTGTACCTAGCAAACATGCCCAAGAAGTTCTTTGGCGGCATTGAGCCCGTGGACATTAAATCTCTTCAGAAGTACCAGGTTCGCTGATGGCAGGGACGATCGCGCTGAAGCCAAAATTTAAGATTCGTCATGGCGATTGTCTGCGGTTTGAAGCTGATCAGACCGTGACAATTCTGCGGGGTGCGCGGACGGTTCATCGCTGTCGCTACAGTCAAACCCTCCAGAAGAAGGCGGCAAAGCTGCCTCCTAACAGTCGTTGGATCACGATTCACCCTCACGGTGAGGGTAAGGGCGTTCCGATCCTGATTCAGGAACGTCCTGATGGCTCCGCGCATGTGATTGGTGGCGCGGGCGGCAAGCTCAACTATTTGCGGCTTCGCAACCTCCGATCGCCCGAGGAGTGGAAGCAGTCTGCCCGTGAACGGGCCCAAAAACGCAAGCAAAAAGAACGGGAGCGCGTTGAGGCTCAAACGGAGACAGAACGGGAGCAGGAGGCAGGCGACAAACAGCAGGCAAAAGAGTATCACACCACTGAAAAACACAAGAATGCGGCGACGACGTTGGATGCTCTCGATCGTCAGGGTATCGAACACGGGCTCACCGAGGCTCACCGCAAGGCTCTCAGCCAAGTACCCTCTGACCCAGAACAGGTGGAGCAGTGGAAGCAACTCACCCGTGAAGCCGTTGATCGCGTCAAGCAAATCCATCGCGCCTACGAGCATAAGCTGGCGACCGATCATGAAGCGCGGGCTGCCGCTCGATCGGGGGATGTGCCGCTAACCGGAGAGGCGGGTAATCCACTGATCGAGAAAAAAACTCACAGCGCCTGTAGTGATGACGGGACTGAACTAGCGTCACTAGTACAGTTGCCTAACGGTCAGTGGCTAAGCCGCAGTTTGGACGGGGGCAACGTCTACGACAGCTGGGACGCGGCTGCACGAGAGCACGTCCGCAACGTACTAGAGCGAGAGCAGGAGCATGGGGGCGATCGCACTCAGCACGACTCTTTCTATGACCCGTCGCAGTGGGTTAAAGCCGCTAGCGATGAACGTCTGCCGGAGGGGTTTGAATTCAAGCCCGAAATTGCCACTGAGATCGCCCACTTGTCCCACGAGCGCAAAACCCTCGATCGCAACCAGAAAGCCGCAGAACGCGCAATCGAACGGGGACAGGCGTGGGACGCTCTCCGTGGCAGCGTGGATGTCGGTCCGGTGGAAGCTGTTAGCAATCAAGCGGTTCTTGATCAGCTGGAGTCCGACGCCAAAACGCTTGAGGATGCCGTTACTAACAGCAATTTTCTAGCGCTGTTCGATGAGGCAGGGGACGGTTCTGCCCTGCGCCAACACGTCGCAATTGGCGGTTATGCCAAGCTTGCCGAAATCGCTTCGGACGTACTGAAACAGAATCCGGTCAGCCGATCGCTAATTGACGCCCTGGGTCACAACGAAGCGGCGAAGGTGGTCGCCTACCAAATCCGTCAGGCGCTGTCCCCATCCGAGTACGAACGGGTCGCGGAAGCGCAAGCGATCTACCACGCCCAAACCAGTACGCGGATTGCCAAAGCAACGACTGATAAGGTACAGCCGCTTCTGGAGCGACTGAAAACGCTGCACCATTCAATGCTGGAGTTGGAGGCGCAAACGGGCGGTACTCTGACCCCAGAGCAACAGATCCAAATGGATACTTTGAACTATGACGCCACAACGCTCCATGCCGAAATTCAGGCGACGTTGGGTAACACGATCGGCCAACTCCAGGCTTCTGCCGCAATGGTGGCTGCATTGGAAGCACAGCCCAAGACGCTCCGATTCGCAGGTAATGATCGTATCCAGGCAGTGGCAGATCTGATTCCGCAGCTATGGGGTGGGGAAAAGTCGGAAACCTCGCAGGCAGGAATTTTTGAGGCGTTTGGATTGACCGCAGAGGACTTCCATCTGTTTGACTCTCCCGACGGCAAGACGCTTCAGGTGAAACCAACCGGTATGGAGAAACTGGCGGTGGGCTACAACCCTGAGGACACCGAAGCGTACAACCGAGCGATCGCCATCAAGCGCGGTGAGTTCGACGAAGACTTCTTTGTTCCAGCCGGATTCGCCTATCGCGCCAAGTCCACCTTTACTGATGCAACAACCGAGGCAATCCAGTTCGACACCCGATTCGAGGCGCTAGAGAAACTGGCTCAGCCTGCCTCCCTGTTTGAGCCTGCACCAGAGGTTGACGACGGGGAAATCTCTGCCAGTCTCCGATCGTATATCGGGGCGCGGGTTGCCAACGGCGAGAACCCGCTAGAGGTCATGCAAGACGTCAGATCTCCAGAGTTCTACCTTCAGCAGGGTCTAGACCCTTACGGCGACTCGGCGCTTCGAGTTCAGGAGTTGGCGTCGGGATTGGTGAAAGAGCTGGCAGGTGGTGACCGAATCAGCGATCGCGCCATTGTTGAGGCGTTCCAATCGTTGGGAGATGCTGAAGCGGCAAATCAGCGACGCGCGCGGCAGACCGATGATTTACAGGCGCTCCATGCCCAAACGCTCGATTCGGATTCGGCGATCGAGGCAGGTCACCGCACTCTCGCTGCTATGCCGATGGCGCGATTGATCTTCAAAGACAAGCCCACTCCTCAGGAGCGCAAATGGCTCAGAACTTACGCGATTACCGCGGTGCTGGGGCAGGAACTTCGGGAGCCTCCCCAGAAAGCTGATCTGCAGGTCGCGTCAGAAGTGGCGGAGGAGCAGTTTGATTTATTCGGTAACAGGATTTCGGCGGCAGAGGCGATCGGCGCCACTTCAGATGCGCCTGAGTTGAGCCAGTGGCAAGAATTCTCTAAGCTGATGGGCGGTGACGAGAAGGCGTATGCTGCTGTTCAGGACCACCTGCGCGGGAAGTTTCTGCATCGGTTTGCCAATGCTTACGGCGCGATCGCGGGCAAGCCACTGTTGCTAGGGGGTGAGAATCTCGCTCACGTCGATCGCCTGCTGCTGGCAAAGCTCCCTGAGCGAGAGCGGAATGAGATGCTGGAGTTCATGCGGAATCGTGAGCAGTCAGATGTTGCCAAGGTGCGGAGCCGCGTTAAGGGGAGGTTTGCTACTGAGCTTGATGCTGAATGGTTGGCAAAATACGAGGCAATCAAAGGCGATAACCGCCAGATCTCACTGCTGGCAGCGGATACAGGAAGCTCAACGGCAAAAACGGATGTCACCCGATCATCGATTGGAAGTGCGGCAGAATCCCAGCTGCGGGAAGCAATGCAGTCTGTGATTCCCAACTTTGAGCAGCTTAACTCCGCAGTGGACATCTACCCGGAGGTCAACTGGTCTGCTGGTACCGCTCACGCAACCAAACAGCGGGCGCTGAAATTCCTGGAATCGCAGAAGAAGGTCGGCATCCACTTCGGCGCTGGATCTGGAAAAAGTTCGATCATGCTCGGTGCTTTCACCCATCTCCACAGCCAAAACAAGGTCAAGAAAATGATCGTGGCTGTCCCAAGCTCGATCGTCGGGCAGTTCGTCGGAGAAGCCGTTACCTTCCTAGAACCGGGGAAGTACAACTACAACGCGAATCTTGGCTGGTCACGAGAGCAGCGGTTAAACGCGCTGACTGATTCAGATACCCACATCCATATCACGACACGTGAATCACTCGCCAACGACCTTTTGCACCTGGTTGAGAAGCATCACGGCATATCGCCCGAAGCGTTTCGCCAAGATCCGGGTGAGGGGCAGAAGGGCTACTCTGAACAGGAGCGGCAGGACTTAATCCAGCGATCGCTACTAGCAGAAGGTATCGACCCAAAAAGCCTGATGCTGGCAGTTGACGAGGCGCACGACATTACATCGCGAAAAGGAGTCGATCCCTCCAAGCGATCGCTTGCGCTCAATGCCCTCGGGCACCACTCGGCATACTACCTGCAAGCCACCGGCGACTCAATTAAAAACGACCTGAGCGAGTTGCATAACTTTCTCCACTCCGTCGCTCCAGACAAGTTTAACGACGAGCGCAAGTTCCTAGCAGAGTATGGAGCCAAGACGCCAACATCTCGACGAGCGCTGCAACGGGCGATCGCTCCCTACTCCTTTGCCGCATCCACTAAGCCGCAGGATAAGTCAGGTCGCACCCTCAAGATGCGCGAGTTGCAGCCGAAGATTGCACCTTCTAGCCATCAGGCAGCCGAACGGCAACGCATTTTAGAAGACACTCGCATCGTCTCCGACTACTTCAGTCGGCGATCGAACGAGCTGAAAGAGCAGTCCGTGTCGATGCTGGATACTGAGCAGTTCAACGACGCCTGGAGGGAGCCGGAGGTGCGGGCAGCGATCGACCGGCTCGCCTCTGAAGATACGTGGGGCAAGATGAGCGATGAACAGAAACAAGCGTCGATCGGGGGGCAGGTGCGGGCGATCGGTGCCCTCAAACAAACCGCTTTATGGCGTCTCTATCATCGGGTTCCCTACGACCAAAACCCGAAAGCTCAACACGCAGTACAACTCTGCAAGCAGAAAATTAAATCGGACGGCAAAGCAGGCGTAGTGTTTAGCTCGTCCTCGCAGGCGGCGGAGATGCTGCGGGATGCGATGAGAAAAGAAGGACTGCGGGTGGGTTTAATTGATGGCTCAATGAACGCCCAACAGAAGTCCGCAGAACGAATCAAATTTAATCCATCTGGGCAAGATGCGGCAGAGTACGACGTACTAGTGGTGACGGACGCCTGCCAGACCGGACTGAACCTGACACGCGGCAAATTTCTAGTGCATTTTGATGTGCCGCAAACCGAGAAGGCGTATAGCCAGAGATCGGCGCGAATTCATCGCCTTAAGCAGGATCAAGATACCGAGATTCACACCCCGATGCTCGATACCCCAGAGGAGCGAATCGCCTGGGCGCGAATGGAGCGTAAGGGAGTGGTGGCTATGCCACTGAAATCTAAAGCCGAATTAATTGATGACTCTGGACTTGCAGCAGAAATCCAGAGATTGGCATCTTGAACGACTAATTAAGAGTAACCGGTGGCAACTTTTAGCAGTAACGCCTTCCTAGATCAAGTCACCTATAGCGCTGCTGAAGCGCACACGATCAACGGTGGTGCAACGCTGACGATCGCGGCTCAGCTAGAGATGTCATCAACCATCGCTCGATTGCAGTCGTCATTCGCCCTCGATCAACTGGAATCGCTATATCAACTGAGTGTGTTAGTTCTCTCGTTTGCTCAAGCCGGAGGCACCGTGAATCCTGGAATCCTGCATCTCAAACAGGGCGACCATCTGAAGCCAATCCGCTTTCACCTGTTCGAGGTTGCTGACAAGAAGAAAATACCGACAAATCTAACCGAAGCGGTTTCGGTCAAGTTGCTGTATTGGCGCAACAGTCGAGCACAGCAGGTTGCACGGTCCCTGATCGTCGAAAATCCGTCAGATGGAATCTTGTTCTACGAGTGGACCAAAGCGGACACCTCAACGCCTGGAAAATACTTTGCTGAGATTAAGGTGACTTTCAGTTCTGAGCGAATTCAGACGTATCCAGAGCAGGGCTATTTTGAGTTCACGATCGTCTAAGACGCTGACGATTTGTCTCAAGTCATGGTAGGTTGTCGTATCCGGAAATCGCCTAATGATTCGTATCTATTTTGGCTCTGCCGATATTCCCACCCTTAAACAAGTCAAGGAGTTAATCATGGCTACTCAAGCTGAATTCGATAGCAAGATTGAAGAACTCAAATCCACGATCGCAGCCGAAAAAGAAGAGGCGGTCGCTGTCATCAAGAGTGCAGTGAGCGAAGCGATTTCGCCTCTAGAATCCACGATCGCAGAGCTTCGGACCCAGCTAGAAGAAGGACTGGACTACACCAACGCGATCGCCTCACTAGAATCGGCAACGGCGGCAGTGCGTGACATCGTTACGTCGGACAGACCGGAACCAGCAGAACCTGTTCCACCGTCCGAGTCTGAAACGACAGACGACGCCCCCTTCTAGACTTTCAGGAAACCAACTTTGTCCCCAATCCGATCTCTCCTTACGGGAGGTCGGATTTCTTTTTACCTATATACCTGCCTGCTATGCAGTACGTCATTGGAACCACGTCCTATCGGGTTGTCGAATCTGCGGGGCAGTTACTGCTACGAAAAGATGTAGGGCAATTCAACCTGTTTGGTGGCGTTGATCTGATTCTTCCCAAGGGGCGGAAAAGGAAAGGATCTACAGGACATCAGTTGCCCTTATTCGACACAAGTCCGGTCACACTGAAACCGAAAACGCCGAAGGCACCCAAAGCGCTGAAACCGAAGGGAAGCCGGAAGGGAGAGCGTAAAACCGTCAACGGCATAACCTACGAACTAAACGAGAATTCTCGCTGGGCCAAGGTGAAGATGGAACCGGTGCGATCGGCAGTGGTAGACAAGCCAATCGCGCCAGTGGCAGTCGAACCAGTTCCTGTAGAACCGACCGCGCCAGAACCGACGATCAAGGTAGACAGCCCCGAAATTCCGGACCCAATTCCTCCAGAACCGACCACGCCAGAACCAACTGCGGCGGACATCACTCAAACTGAACCGGAGGAGACGGAGGTGCTAGAGGCTCTCACTAAGGAGCCGATCGCTGAGCAGATCAAAACTTTCGCAGAACCTCCGCTCGGAACTAACGCTGATTACACCGCTGTCAAGGGACGCAAGACGCGGCAGAAGCGCAATCAGCAAGTGAAGAATTTGCTAGCGCAAAAACAGTCTGGCTTTACTGAATTAGAACTGCAACTGCTGGCGAGCTATTCCGGTCGGGGCGGAATTGGCACCGACGACGTATCGCTGAACGAATACTACACGAGATCGGATGTCGCAGAGTTCGCCGTTGATCTTTTGTATCGGCACGGGTTTCAGGGCGGGACGCTTCTAGAACCCTCCTGCGGGGCGGGCGTGTTTCTGCGGCATGGCAGCAGGGAGGGTGTGAAAGTGATTGGGGTAGAGGCGGATGAAACCTCGTCGCAGATTGCAGCGGCAGTCAATCCTGATGCCGATGTTGTCAGTGATCGCTTTGAGCGGTTCTGTCTAGACAATGCGGATACCGGGGTCGATGCGATCGTTGGTAACGTGCCGTTTGGCGTCCGTCTAACCACTAGCGATTTCAAAGCCAACGGATTCAAGCCGCAGTGGAAAGCGAACGAGGATCTGTTCGTCGATGCCAGCCTCGATATGCTGTTGCCTGAGGGCATGATGGCGCTAATCGTGCCTCATGGCGTGGTCAGTGGCGCGGATCACATGAGCCTGCGTCAGGAGTTGGTCAAGAAAGGTCGTGTGGTTGGTGCGTATCGCTTGCCCGAGTCAGCGTTCAAGCATTCCGATACCAGTGTGATCACAGATCTACTGCTAGTACAGAAGCACCCGACTAGCGTTCTTAACGCGATCGTGGCAGGTGATGAGGCAGCGATTGCGGCGACTGCTGACTCTACCTTTGTTGGCGGTGGTTATTTCGACGCTAATCCTCAGAATGTGTTGGGGACCGTTGGCACTCGGCAACGGGGGACTCGTGCTGCACTCAGCGTCAAGGGTGATCTGAGTGCGGAAATCCTCAACAGTGCACCGGAACTCGCTCCTACCGTTGCTTACGAGGGACTGGAAACGCCTCGGCGCGATCGAGTTCTGCAACCGGGAGATGAGCGATTCATCAACGGGACGCGCTATCGACTGAACGAGAATCACCGCTGGGAACGGGTAGACGACCTTACCGCAGATCATCAGGCAGAGGCAGAACAGTCCTACGATCCATCCGCCTTCGGCACTGATTCTCTGGCAGAAGCGGAAGCCAATCTAGAGGACATTGGCAAACGGGTGTTGATAGCACCAGATGCACTGACGTACTACCTGGAACTGGCAAAAAATTCGCTTGATTCTTCAGAAGTGGATGGAATCAAAGCGGCTCTGTCCGCACTAAACGCGGCAGGTGGCTCCGCCGATCGCGAGAAGATTGCTCATGCCGTTCTACTGGCACATCACCTTCAGGACCTGCAACAGGTAGACAATCCTGACCCGCTCGACCTGCAACGGGGACTTGCACTGCTGCAAGACTATCGGGAACGCTACGGCAATCCGGCAACTGACAAGGCGTTATCTGCGATCGCGCTTCAGCATTCGGCGCTGTTGGTCTTGCAGGGTGCCTTCAGTGACGACGGCAAGATTTCTGACTACTTTGCTGAACCTGAAAAAGTTGCAGAGGTAATTGATCGCACCGCACAAGAATCTCCCCTTGCTGCCATGAACGAAGCGTTCCGCGCCTCTGGTGGCGAGCCTGTGGGCTTGGAGGAGATCAAAGGCTATTTCCCTCAGGCCATAACTGACGAGGATCTGGCGGCAGCGCTGCTGAACGACCCGACGATCGGCTACTCCAACGGCACCTATCAACCCCTAAACCGCTTGCTGGTGGGTAACGGGTACGAGGTGATTGCTCAATTTGCGGACGAAGCTGAGGTTCTACCCGAGCGGAGCCCAGCACGCCGCAAACTGGAATTGCAGATTGCTGAGGTGCGATCGCGACTGGAGCCACGATCGCTAGAGAACATGACTACGCCGTTGTGGGCGGTCGGTAGCTGGATTTCGGTTGAGGCGTTCAACGCCTTCATGAAAGAGCGTGATTACGCAGAAGTCAGGCTGACTGACAAAGGATTTGTTGCCGCAAAAGGCGATCGCGGCTACCTGACCTCATTTGAGCAAGATGTCGTCACGGCAATGAACCGGGGCAGAATCAGCCACGGCTCTAAGACTAAGGAGGCGAAAGAAGCGATCGCGGCGTTTGAGCAAGAGTTTGCGGCATGGTTGGCAGGTAGCAGTTATCGGCTAGACGTTGAAGAGGCTTACAACTCGGCGTTTAACGGCGAGCTGCTTCAGGAGTACAGCGGTGAACCGTTAGGGGATGTGCTGAACTGTCTCAACGCTGACAAGCTGCACCACTACCAAGCCTCGACGATTCGCCAGATGGCAGAACAGGGGCGGGGGATTATTTCGCTGGGGGTCGGGTTGGGCAAAACAGCCTCCGCGATCGTCTTGTCTCAGTACCTCAAACAGCGGGGTCAAGCTCAGAAGCCGTGCGTCGTGGTTCCGAAGTCGGTGCTGGCGAACTGGGTGCGAGAGGTAGGGTTTTGGGCGTCAGGGGCGAACGTCCTTGTCGTGGGGCAGACGCAGCAGTTCTGGGCGGATGGCTCGCCCGCGTGGGAGGTGCCGGGGCACGCTTTTAAGATGCGCGGCGGTAATCCCGTCAAAGATGCGGACGGGAACTTCCTCCTGAGTCGCACCGATGACCCTGACAAAACCCCGATCGCGATGTCGGAGGCGGAGGTTGCCAAAGTCGGTAATTTTGCGTTCCGAGACGATGACGCAGCAACCAAAGAACGCAAGCTCCAGCAGCTCTCGCAGAACGCCTGTGACCTAGTGATTATGTCTGAACCCGTGTTTCAGGGGATTGGACTGACGCCCGATCGCGAGTTTGAGGAAATGCAAGAGTTGATGGGGCGGCACATCAACGACGAGTCAAGCGCCAACAAGAAAAAGCTCTATGAGCTTCAGCAGCGTAAAGAAGCGAAGCTGGCAGACCTCGCCAGTCGTCGGGGTGAAAAGACTGAAAACATGACATGGGAGTCCCTCGGCGTGGACTGCCTGATGCATGACGAGGCACATCACCTGAAAAACCTCTTCGGCACGGTTCGGACAGGTGACGTTGCCTTTCTGTCACAGGCAGAATCGAACCGCGCTCTGGACTTCTACTACAAGTCCAAATTCACCCGCGAGAACAACAATAACCAGAACGTTTATCTACTGACAGCGACGCCTACAACCAACAATCCGCTAGAAGCGTTCAACATGCTGTCGCACGTTTGCCCAGAAGAGTTCGATCGGCGGGGCATCCAAAACGTAGATGACTTCCTCCAGATGTTCGGCAAGACTGAAACCGTCACGGTTCCGGGCGTTGATCTGGAAATGACTCAGAAAAACGGCTTGGTTGGATTCAAGAACTTGAAAGACCTGCGGAAGCTGTTTGGCAAGTATTGTCGGATGCAGTCGGCGCGGGATGTCGGACTCCCGATCCCAGAAGAAAAGGCGCAGGACGTGTTTGTCGAGATGACCGCAGCCCAAAAACAGGTGTACGACGGACTGCGGCAGCGGGCAAAGGAGATGATCAAGCCCGGAGTTCAGAGCGACGATCACATTTTCTCAGTGATCAGCGACATGGATAAGGCGGCGATCGACCTCGAATACTACAACGCCACTCGCTCTGACTATGGCGAGGAAGCGGAGATACCAGAGGCAGAGAAATCCCCCAAAATTCAATCTGCCGTCGATCGGGTAATGGCATCCCGTGCGGGCAGCCGCGGCAAGCAGATTGTGTTCTGCGACGCGAATCAGCTACACGAGACTCTGAAGCAGCAGTTGGTCGCAGCGGGTTATCCAGAATCTGAGATTCAAATTGTCAACGCTAAAACCGTCTCGAAGTCGTCCGATCGCCAAAAGGTGTCGCAGGCATACAACGACGGGCGGATCTCGCTGGTGATTGGCAACACGGCAACAATGGGTGAGGGCATGAACTTCCAGGTGGGAACCACGGATATTCACCACCTGACCACGCCTTGGACTCCATCGGCGATCGAGCAGCGCAACGGGCGCGGTGTCCGGCAGGGCAACAAGCTTGATGAGGTGAACGTTCACTACTATCACGCCAATGCTTCATTCGATCACTACCGTAAGGGCACCGTAGAGCGGAAGCGCGGCTGGATTGATGAACTCTGGAAAGGAACTGAAGACGAAGTTGTGAACCAGAACACGGGCGGACTGTCAATGGATGAAATTGCGATCGCGCTGGCAGACGACCCTGAAGCCACTCGGAAAGCAATGCTCTCCAATCGAGAAGCGCAAATGGCGAAACTGCGTGAGGTCCAAACGAAGCAGTCGTTAAGGCAATTTGGACAACTGCAAACGATGCGGCAGGCGTTGAATCGCATGGGACCTGATAAAAAATCAACCCCTGCCGGTGCGGAACTGCAAGAGCGGATGCGCCAGTCTGCGGCGGCGCTGAATCGCAATGAGTTCTTTCCCTACAAACACCTGCTCGACGGCGCTGAGCCCGCTTACGTGGGTGCAGATGGCACCGTGATTGCTTCCGGTCATCACCTAGAGATGCGCGATGGATCTGTCGTCAAGGTGACTGGAGTGGATGTTGCGTCACAGAAAATCATGGGTGTTCCCGTGATGGGACCCAACCACCGACCGTTCAACTTTGATCAGGATTCACCCGTAGAGGTTGGATTCAAGCAAATTAATAGGGCATCAGGACTTTCCGCCAAGCCAACCTCGTTCAATCAGGAGGAGCGCGATCGGGCGTTTGTGGCAGCCGCAAATCGCTACGAGCACCTAAAACACCTGACGCCAGAACTAATCGACGCCAATCGAACCCAACTGCTGCGCCAGATGCGTGAAGATGGCGCGTACGATCGAGTGCCATATATCGATGAGGCGGGCGACACAAAGCTAGACTATCTGGCAAAGATACCGGAGTCCGCACAGGTCCTGTTTCCTCACGATGGCGGTGCGGTCGATCGCGTGATTCGGGCAATGGCTACCGACGATCGCGCAAGCTATCGATTCAACTCCGTACTTGAAGCTATGACTGGGCGAAAGTTCTATGGCGACTTAGAACCGGAGGTGAGAGCGAAGATTCAGCAGTACAGGTCAGAAGCGCCAGAGGCGAAGGAGGGCGATCGGAAGACAGAGGGTGGAGTCACCTACGAACTACAAGACAGTCGCTGGCGTCGGGTTGATGAGATGACAGTAGAGACGGTAGAGCCCGTTGCACCTCCTACTCCGGCGGCAGCCGAACCAGAGATTGTTGAGCCGGAGACTCCTGTACCGGCCTCAGCAGTACCTGCCCCAGTATCAGGAGGTGTGCCGTTTGAACCGGGGTCGCACATGGACAGCTACTATCAGCAGTTAGTGGCACGTCCAGCAGTCAAAGGACTTGTGGAGCGATTCAAGGCGCGCGGACTTACAGCAGGTGAGCTTGATGAATTCCATAGCGACATGCTGCGTGATCGCATCACAAACGCTGTCGAGCTGCTACGACATGCAGGCACCCCAGTCCAGGATCAACTAATCGAGGCACTGATGGGAAAAGGTCAAACACCCTCATCTCAAACAGCGCCTGAAACGCCCGCAACGACTGAAGCCACCGAAATAGATCAGGCTAAACTACAGCAGGCACGACATGCAAAGCGCAACGTTGATCTGCATGTTGTTTCGCTAAAGGAGCGGGTTTCTCGCGATCGCTACAGAGAACTGGAGCAGCGGGCAAAATCAATGGGCGGCTGGTATTCCTCCTACAGTAAATTGGGCGCAATCCCCGGTTTTCAGTTTGAGTCCGAGGATGCTGCGAAACAATTCATGAACTCGCTCACAAAGTCGGTGTATCAAATTAACGATGCCCGCTATACGCCGATCGTCCTTCCGTCGGGATTGCCTGGGTTTAGCCGATCTTTAGAACTGGAATTTACCTATGCTGTACGACGCCGACGAGCTTGAACAACGCGCCGCTGAAGCTTTAAAGGGGCGTACGCCTGAAGAGTTTCTCACGCTGGGAACTGAAAGACTGACCAACTGGCTGCGGCGTAACCCCCGATCGTGGATGGCGTTCGGTCCCTACTGGGCAGTGATGCAGTCGTTGCTTCAAACCTATCAACCTGACTATGTGCCTGCGGCAACCTGGAATGATGGAAACCCTGCGCCCGACTTCCTCAGTCGCTACAACTACAACAACGATTTGCTGAACTGGGTAGCAGGAATGAGCTATCTGAATCGGGAAGGAGATGTTTTCTCCGACCCTGAGCAGCCCCACTCAATTCAATTACCTGACGACTCGCAAGCGCTGTACATCCCGACGATCGGGCTAATCGAAAGCTAATGTTACGTCAGTTCGGGATAAGAAATCGCCAGAAGTCCTGGTCTTCCATGACTTGCTGCCATGTGCCAAATCAGGCTCTTGTCAATAAGTCTCGCAGTTGAGAATATTCTTAAGAGTAGGTTTTCTTGAGAAAAGCTTACTAGCTGGTTGCTTGGCTCAAGCTAGTTAAAGTAGGGGGTTAAGCCGAAAGCTTAACCCGAACTCACATCAATAGCTGATGATTTCGCCGGGAAAACGATGACGGGAGTACATGGACAAGCGGATGCGAGCAGCGTTGAAGCAGTACAATATCCTGGTTAACCTGACACTATCCTCATTACTCATTGCTCTTTCGGTGCTACACATTACGTACTTACAACCTACAGCCAGAGAGCTTTTTTACCGAAACTTCTCAGACGTCCTCTGAGCTACATCATATGAATTATTCTCTGAACCGCTTTTTTCTTACGCTGTTCTTCATCCTTGTATTATTTCTTGCTCAAGGAAGTGTTCCGGCTCAAGCTCAAGTGCAACAAGAACCGTTCCCAAACTTATTCTCATTCGTTGCAGAAGAGAATCTATTATCAAATGAGCAAACTACTCGACTCAAGAGCTATCAGTCTGATCCAACAGCGGCAGCAATTAGCGTTGTTCGGATAGAAGTTGATTTGCTAAGAACAGAAGAGCGAGCTAATCTTAACCTTGCAAAGAATCTAGATGTGCCACTCGACACAATTCACATTGAAGAGCGCACTCCACAAAGTTATAGCTGGTTCGGTCGTAATTCGGCTACTGAAGAGCGAGCCATCCTAACTATTCAAGATAATGTAATCATAGGTGCAATTGATACTAACAGACAAGCATATGAGATTCGTCCGCTCGGCGATGACTTACACGTGTTAATTCAAATCAATGAGGCTGCCCTACCAGAAGATCATCCTCCAGACTTCCAAAAGATAGAGAATCAGTTAAATCAGGAATCTGTCCTGGAACAGTCTCAGGAGGTTTCGGAGGATGCTGAAAGGCGTGATGATGGCTCAATTATTACTGTATTAGTTGCCTACACTCATACAGCAAAAGACCAAACGCAACGGAACAATATTCCCATTGATCAACTCGTCCAAAATTCAGTAGATCTTGCTAATGAGAGTTATGGCAGTAGCGAAATTACTCCACGTTTGCAGCTAATTCATACTTATGAAACCTCCTACACTGAGGTTAACGATCTTGACACGGACCTAGAAAACTTCGCAGATCCAAAGAACAAAAGGAACACCAATAGCAATAGAGAGGTTAAGCGGCTTCGTGATCAATATGCAGCAGATGTTGTAATTCTACTAATTCGCGGTGACGGCGGCTTTTGTGGACTAGCGTGGATTAATGCAGTTAATGAAAAAGCCTTTGGAGTCGTTCGCCAAGATTGTGCAGCCAGAGGTGGGCAATACTCATTTGCCCATGAGGTAGGACATATTCAGGGTGCTCGGCACAACATTGAGGAGGACCCTAAAGATGTTCCATATCGCTATGGACATGGATATTGCTATCCTCCGGGAGGATGGCGAACAATCATGTCCTACGATAACTGTGGATCATCTACAAGCCGAAAACTCTTTTGGTCAAATCCTAATCAACGCTATCCCAATAACGGGGGAGCACCTAGAGGAACAGCAACAAGGCAGAATAATACCAGAGTTCTCAACCAAACAGCATCTAAAGTAGCCAATTTTCGGTCGTCTCAACAATAG